CCACTTGGGCTGCTGCTTCACATCGGTTGCCATTTGCCATCCTTTCTGATCATTCTTGCCCCGTTGGGGCCAGTTGCCGTGCTGCCGTCCGGGGCATCGTTCGCCGTCAGGACCGGCTTGGGGGTTGTCGGAAGGCTGGGAGAGGTTGCCCCGCGGCCGCCACCAGGGGAAGAGTCCTGAGAGCTGCGCTCGAAGTCACCCTGAATTTTAATATTCTCCGGGTCGAGGTCGAACTTCTCTGCCCGACGCTTCTGATCCTTCTCCAAGTTGCGCAGCGCAGGATCAATGGTCATTTTTTGCATCCCTGTGACCATCTCATAAATTTCCTTGCGCTCGCTTTCGGTGTAGCGTCCGGTCAGGCCTCTGGTAACGAAGCCTTCGATCCTGCCCATTGCACTGCCGAAGTTCTTGTTGTCTTTGTAATAGACGTTCGTTGCCCGGCCTTTCATCTCCCCGAGGAGACTGGTGAGGGACTGGCTAATCTGATTGTCGGCAACAGGGCTGTCCACTCGCAGAAGGCCGAGGACGTCTTCGCCCAAGCGCCTGTCCCGCAGCATTGGATCGGCCTGCTTCTGCAGGTCCTGATTGAGTTCCCTTGACTGACGAAAGCTGGAATTCTTTTTAGCATCCGTTACTTTGTCCGCTCTGTCTCGTTCAGTAGACTCAAGAAGCTGCTTGCGGAGTTCGAGACCCTGCTCTCGCAGGGCCAGGTTTCCAGCTTGAATTGCAGCAGTTTGCGCACGAGCTTCACGACGGTCAGCTTGCCTTTCCTCGAATTCCTTCTTCCGTTCGTCTTCCTTCTGGTCGAATTCCCGGCCCTTCTCCAGCGCCGCAACCCGCTCCTTCCCGGACATGCTGGCCATCTGCTGATTCTTGGCCCAGGCAGCAAAAGCCGGGCTGTTCACGTCCTTGGGGATCTTGGAAGGGTCGACTCCCGCGGCAACCGCAGCCTTCCCGAGAGCCAGAGTGTTTTCCGGTGTGGGGCTACTAATGTATTCGGAGGCAACTTCAGCCAAGGTTTCCTTCTTGGCCTGTTGTTCTTTTTGCTGCTCCATGAACAGCTGCTTGGAGCGGTCGGCAGCGGCCGCAGCCATCTCACTCATCCGCCTGGCACCCTCGAAGTTGCCCTGGCCGAGGGCCTTCGCCTCGGCCCCCTGCCACATTTTGATCTGCTGAGCCGAGTCCTGAATGGGCTGGGTTTCCGCAGCCTGCTGGGTTTGGATCCACTGACCCAGTTCGGCCTCATCCTTCGTCCGCTTTTGCATGGCAGCGGCCTGCATCTGACGAAGTTGAGCTTGAGCCTGCTTGTCCTTGGCCTCCGCTTTCGTCAGATCGAGGTCAGCATTGAGCTTTTGCCCCTCGAAGTTCGCGGCAAGGGCCGCTGCAAAGGAAAGTCCTGCCATCAGATGCTCCGATCAGAGGTAGGGAGTGACACCAGCCGCAGCTCCTGTGTCACTGAAGTTGGAGAGAGCATAGCCAGAATAGTCAGTGGGAGTGCTGGAGCCACCACTGCTGAAAGCATTCGTGGCGATGTTCTTGATTGCACCAGTGATCGGATCGATGATCTGCTGCATACCGGCAGCACCAGCCGCCTGCTGTTGTTGCATGAGTTGACCAGCGGCAGCAGGACTTCCCACGGTCGCACCAGACAGGGTCGCCAAACGATTATAGCTCTGCTGGTAGGCGTCTTGATTGAACTGGTTCATCGCCTGCACATTGGAGAAGGTCTGCTGGCGCTGGAGGTTGGCGAACTGATTCGCAGCAGACTCCGCCGTGTTCTCCGTTCCGGCGCGGGCGAACTGTGCAGCGAACTCTTGCGAGGCAGCATTTTGGCCGTAGTCCATCAGGGCAGTGGCAGCGTTTCCACTGTTTAGGAGACCGGAAGCTGCCTTGCTCGCCGACACGGCTCCGATGCCCTGAGAAAGTCTCCAGGCATACGAGGGGTCGTTGGAGTTGAACTGATAACCCGGTGTGAGCATCTGCTGCATGAGCTGAAGGCCCTGGGTCGACGTAGGAGCGTTGGCAACGGCATAATCACCAGCGTTCGTGTTGGTTACTGGGGTGGATATGAGCTGCTGAAGCGGTGCAGCATACTGTGCCCGCTGGGAGGCAAAGGGATCGGCCGCGGAGGCAACACTGCCCGTGCTCGTAGGGCTCGCATACCCGCCAGTGCTGCCGGATGACCCCCCGCTGCCCAAAATCTGCCCAACGGCATAGGAGCCTACGGCAGCAGCAGCACCGCCGGCCAAAGCGGCACCAATCGAAACTCCACTGATAGCGAGAGCCATAGGGTTTCCTCAGTTTACGTTCATTAATTGAGGCAGATTACACCGTTGTAATCCGCCTTGATTATTCCTGCGCTCTCTCACTGCCTGAATCAGCTTATGTTCTTCAGGATAGGAGAGCCACTCCTCGATGCCTTCCAAGGACTTCTGATTCGTCCAGTGGATATTGAGCCAGATGGTGTCCTCAAGGGCCAGTCCAATGCGCTTCTTCCCGGCCTCTGCCCAAAAGCGATTGTACCCCGACAGGTGGCGCATACCGCTGTCGGTGCTGACCAAAATGCTCCCCAGGCTCATGCATTCGTGCTCCAGTCTGTGTATCGCACCCGTTAGGATGCAGCCAGCAGGGATAAAGATGGCCCGGTAGTAGCGATCGGCCTCAATCCAGTGCAGCAAGGGAAAGTCCACTTGAGGCTGCTGGAGCAGTTCTGCCTCCATGCTCCGAATGCGTTGCTGAAGGACTTGCATCAGATCGTTCATCAGGCACTCCCCATTTCCACCAAGCACTCCACGGCGCGAATCTCCAGCAGGTAGTTCCCCGAGTAGCGGAAGCGGAGGCTGCGGATGTAATAGCTCCCCAAGCGGTTGTACATCTTCCGTTGCTGACTCAAGTCGATCGCAAAAGCAGTGCTGTACGTCGCATAGTCGTCGTTGCTGTAGTCGCACAGGATTTTGTCAGGGATTGTATTGCCCCACAGGGACAACTTCCGCATGAACTTCCGATAGGCGGTCTGGGAATCCATCGGAAAGGTGCGCATCTCGCAGGCAATCGGCCCGGTGTAGTCGGTGTAGACTGTCGGGAGCATCTGCGACATGGCCAGGTCAACGCCGGCGATGTAGTTTTTCCAGGCAGTTTTTGCCACGAACGGCCCTTCCACTCCGCTGATGGTCGAGGACCACTGCTGCCATTCCTTCGTGTAGACGTTCATGGCCAGCGAAATCACCCCGTCAATTCGGATGACGTAAAAGAGTTGGCCCTTGTCGATGAGGGTGTAGGCAGTGGTAGGAAAGTTTGGGGTGACGCTGCTAGGATTGCTGTTAACGAGGGAAGCTGTATTCAGCTGCAGAATCTTGTCCACCCAGGGCACGCTGACCTTCGCAATGGACAAGCCGGACAGCTGATACACTCCAATGTCCCGAGCAGCGGACTGGCCAATGAAGATAACCGTGTCATCAGCGTTGACCACCGAGGTCCCTGCAGGACTTCCGATCAGGAAACTCACATTCGGAACAGGTGCAAGAGGGCTCCCAGGAGGCGCCAATCCTGCATCGTAGAATGCCTGGATGCCAAATTCATAAACTGCCAGAATGTAGTTGAGGTGGCGGATGATCGCAGAGGCAAAGCCATAGGTATTCACAGCACCGACGACGTTTAGCGCAGGCCAGGTCGTCGGGTCGTTGAGAGCACTGCCGTGAACCTGACGATCGTTGGCCGAAAGGACATACCAGATCCCGTCCAGATAGGCGATACCAGGGCAAAGGAACGGAGGCATGCTGCCTATTTGGGTGAAGGTCAGGGCTGCGGGAGGCGCGCCACCGATGGTATAACCAGTGGTCGTATCCTGTGCGATCACGTTTGTGTAGCCTGCAACTTCAATCCACGAGAACCACCTTCCACCAGCCCAAGGTGGGATTGTGTTCGTAGAACCGTCGGAGTAGATTGCGTAGGCATTTGGACCCTGCTGCACAATCTGAAAAGGGAGACTAGAAACGGAAATGATACCCAGGGAAACACCACCAGTGAGCCCACTGGCGTTCAAGAGGCTCAGCCCTGACCGTTTCACCGCCCACATTCCATCCGCTCTGGCTTCCGACCAGAGGTTTTTCATCCCAGAATCCTTCGTCGGGTCGCCATCGCGGGCCTGGAAGGACTGGGAAAAGGGGAGTTGTACTGGCGTGGCCGGCATTACATGCTCCGAGTGGCAGGGGTGAAGTAGACGGAGGCGAATTCCTGCTCGAAGGCCATGAGGTCGTTCAGGTACATCGTCGCATTCTTCTCGATCTTTGCCAAGTTCAACTGAGGATTCCCATATTCCAGCACCAGTTCGTTTGCCAGACCCCACTTGAGGGCCTGAAAGGCTTCCGCAGGCATGTCAGGGTTGTCCGCCGCGAGATTGAAGTCCTGGATTTGGCGCTGGATCACCACATGGAGCTCGTACCCAGTCAGGTTGGGCACGTTGTACAGCGTTACGAGGCCGTTTGTGGCCTGGGGATCGTAGAAAAGCTGGTTCGGGATGCCGGGACTGGCCTTGAAGCCGAGCATGTCGAAGTCGTAGCGGGATTCGACCTGCAGAATGACGTCAGTATTCCCGTTGTTCGTGTTGCGGAGGAAAGCGTCCAGAATCCGCAGGGGTCGCAGAGGGCTGGAAGGGTTGGCAGGACCCAGCGTATAAGTCCCTTGGCCTACCACGCAGGGGACTGTAACCTCCAGTACACACCAGAGGGGCAGGCCCTTCAGCGGCCAGCTCTTCACCAGGATGTTCAGTGCCTGTGCACAGTTCGTAATGTCCGCTGCTGGAATTGTGTCCTGCGATCCGAAGGCTCCCAGTGTCCGAAGGGCCGCTCCGATCACATCATCCCTGGTCATGGAGAAGGAATAGGTGCCACTGGAGGCCATAGGGTATCCTTACTTTCGCTGTTGCTGTTTGGAAGTCTTGCGGCCAAAGGCCAGCCCGGCCATTTCCCGAAAATCCCTCGTGGGACTGGGTTGGGGCCGGGCTGGTGGCTTGGGCAGGGACCGTTTTTGCGTTCCCTTGGCCATTTTACACGTTCTGCGGGATGGTGCCCGCGTTGTCGACGTACTGCTGATTCGCAGCCGTGCCAGGGACAACAGCAACGACCCCCGATTGCACCTTAACCAGCTCGATGAGGAGCGTGAAGTGCAGAACGGCAGCGGCAGCCCAGCCTTGTGTGGACAAGAGGATCTTGCCGGTCTTCCCTGCCCCGGCATTGTTCGTCAAGCCGCCGTAGCGCTGAACCGAAGGAGGCGTTGCACCCCGACCAGTGAGCGTTTCGATCACCACTGGGGTTGTCGCGTCCCAGGAAAGAGTCACGGAAAGTGTGTCCTGGATGGAGTAGTTCATCCCCACCAACCGAAAACCGGCCGCTTTCAGTGTCCCTGTGTTGTCGATCCCAGCCAGCGTGGAGGGATCAGCAATCACCGTATTGGCCAGGTCTGATGTGTCCAGGATGCCAGTGACCTTCACCACTGTATTCCTGGGGCCATCGATAATGACCTGCGTCGTTAGGGCGTTGGCCACAAGCGTTCCTCCTGCTTACCGTTCGGACGAAACAACCAGGAAGTCGAGGGTGGCATTCTTCGCAGCCGCCGTATTCGACTTGATACTGACCGTCGGGGACAACAGCACCTGCGTGAGGCTGTTGGTGAACGAGGGCGTGTTTTGCAGCGAAGCAACACGACCACGTGGGGCACCAGCGGCAGCATTGATCGACGAGTTCGGCCCGGTTGTCGGGTTCCAGAACATGGCAATGTTGCCCTGCTGGTCGATGAAGAAGCCGAGCTCTTCCGCTGTACCATCCACCGACAGGCAAGTGGCGGG